TGAGTTCATCGAAATCTTTTACAATCGCCAAAGAATTCATTCTACCATTAACTATGCAGTCCCGTCACAGTTTGAAATTCCAAATCTTGTGGCTTAACTGTGTGTCGCAATTTTCGGGTATAGACCACTAGTGAATTGTCAGAAAGCATTAATAATATCACTGAACTCAATAGACACTATGCTTAATGCAAATTCGGTTATTATCTTCTTGGCTTCTGCGTACCTCATATTTGAGCCAAGAATCCGTGCAATTGTTTTGCGTTCATCAATACCCATTTTACAGCCAAAAATAATACGAGAAATCGGCGCAGGTAGTGGAATTAATTTATCCGCAAGGTCATGACGACCGATTAGACGCCACTCTTTCTCGTATCCCCAATGAGGAGATTTAGACGTTGCAATTTTTGTAAAAGAATCAGGTTTTTCAAGCTGTTGTGGAGTGAATGATAATACCTGTTTGTCTGAATTATAGATTACTGGCACACAGGAGTCCCACATGCCTAGGTAATTATCCTCTTTGCGTTCAAATTCAATACAGAATCCAATGTGGCCGTGAGTGTAATGTGACCACATCAGAATGTCGTCGTTAACTTCACTAAAGCAGATGACAGGCATTTCCTTGATTGCATCTTTTGTACCTTCGATAGAAATTTGATCAATTGGTATTCCTCCAATAGAATTTTGTGCTAAATTGAAGTGGAATTCGAAAGGATCATTCAACGATTTGGCTTTTGGACACCATAGCTGTTTGTTTATTAATATTGATAACGAACGCTCACTATAAGACACATACTTGTAGAGCTTGGAAATCCCGACATGGTCACAGGAAGGGCATTTAAGCCTTCTTCGAGGATATACTGTGTTGCAGTTGGAGCAGTTTATTTTTGGTTCCATGTTGTGATCTGTAGTTATCTATCTGTGCCTTCTAAACGCGGCGTTGAACTGTTGTCCTCAAGGGGTATGTTCGCAGACGCGTTCGATATGCCGAGGTAATCGTGTATGGTAGAGAATATTCGAATTAGATAAAAGTAAAAAGGCCCAATCATCCCCCGATGACTGAGCCTACAAAATCCTACCATATCCCCTCCCGCGAGTGTCCCATTCGCCCATCGTCTAAAAAGCAGATCCGTTTAATCTTTCAACAATGTAATAAATTTTCACTCAAAGTCAAGCGGATTTATCGCCTTCTGAATTTTTTCCCACCGGCTTTTCCAGCGGCTTTACCGTCGGGTTGATCTTGGATAGAAATTCGCGGGTTTCGTCGTCCATGATGGCATCTGTGAAATATGCAGCATCTAATCCTTGCATCCCAGATATATTTTGAATCCCTCGAATATCAGCTTTTTTAAAATTTGTCTTGTCGATTTGTGACCACGCCAACTTCGCGTACGAAAGGTTAGCTCCCTCAAAGTTTGACCGGTGTAAATCAGCCCCGCGAAGGTCACTACTGCCAAGGTTCGCTCGCCTTAAATCGGCTTCATGTAGTTTAGCCCCGCGGAGATCAGCACCTGCAAGATTAGCGTAAATTAAATCGGCATTCTCAAGATGGCAATTCGTCAGAGTTATTTGTGTAATGCCAAGCTTATTAAGCCGGAAAATAATACCTCTGATCCGATGCGAGGCCTCTTCGGATTCCCATCCCCTGAAGTCGTCAATTTCATCTTTTAGTCTTTGGATCTCACGGCGTTTCTCCGATTTTTTTATAAGATAGGTTGTTAGGCAGAGGATAACTAGAATATCCAGAATCATCGAGTTTGCATTTGAAAGCATGCTATCAAGGAATTCTTTTTCCAGATAGCGCCCGCTGAGGATTGTGGGAAGGTTTACGACGAGGAAAGCGACCCCTAAGACAAACAGCGAAATCTTAAACTCATCCTCCCAGATTTTGTCGATGAGGCGCTTCGGATTAAGCCATTTCAGGTTCAGCTTCAAATCGTCTCCTTATTACTGACTTCCTACGCAAGTGGTCCGCTACCCGAAGTTGACAGTATTTGTATTAACTGGGGGATTAGTTGCGCGACTTTGGGAATGGCTTTTCCAACCTGTTTCAGAGATTCATCCATCAATAGCTTACCCGCCTCGCGAAAAGAACCTTCTCTAATATTCTTGCCTACCTCTTTCAGCTGATCCAGTACCGCACTCTTATGTTTTTTAGGTAGCTCCTTACTGGCAGCGGTCTCAACACTCGAAATAATATCATTGAGCAGAAATTCGGCTCTCTCTATCATCTCAATATTGTATTGAGTCATCGATGAATGTGGCATGAGCAAATTAGTCTGTCCTTGAATTTGCCCAATCGAAATGGATGGAGTTTTAGATCCGACCAACTCTCGTAAAAACTGGATTTCATCTTTAGCCCTATCTAGAGCTTCTTTGTACCCACCAACAATTGCCTCAAGAATATCTTTTTCCCTTTCTGGTTGTGCCGTCTCAATCAGCACTCTTGGGGCGGCTCCTTTGTCATCAATATTTATCGACTTAAGATCAAATTCTGGATTCTGTTCTTTTATCTTTGCGTACGCATAATTAAAACTCATTAAGTCTAACCACTGAGCTCCCTGTTCAAAAACATATTCAATGCTTGGGTAAGATGCATATAATTGTTCAAATCCCCCAGGCGGAAAATTATCACTTTTAGGTTGTCTTTTTTGTCTATTCAAATCAAGGTATATGAAATCGCATTTTATTCCGCTAATCTGCCAGATAAATGTTATTGTCTGTTCAAACACAATTCCGGTTATATTTGCTTTTAAAAGCTTTGCGTTTGTGAAGTCTGCATGGAAAAGATTTGCATTATCAAGCTTGGCCCCGCTGAGATCGGCACCGGCGAAACAGGCACCGCTGAGATCGGCATCGCTGAGATCAACCTCAGTAAGATCGGCCTTGTTGAGCTTGGCCATAAAGAGATCGGCCCCGCAGAGTTTGGCTCCCATGAGATCGGCCTCGACGAGATTGGCCCCCATGAGCTTGGCCCCAGTGAGATTGGCCTTGCTGAGATTGATCCTGAAGAGATCGGCCCCGCTGAGCTTGGCCCCAATGAGATCGGCCCCACTGAGATCAGCTCGTTGCCCGCGTTTTTCATTTCCTAGAAATTTGTAATGGGCGGCAAGTATTTTATTGAGGTTTTTACCTTTTATCGTAATATCTTTTACTTGTATCATTGCCCTACCCTTATATGGTTTACTTGTGTTACCATTTTTGCATAGTAATATAATATTATCTAATAAGCTCAGTAAACACTATCCAAGAGCTCCTCAGGAATATTTTTTTGCCTCATCTCCTCTTTAATGGTCTTGAGGTATATTTGGGTAGTGGCTGGGTTAGAGTGCCTGAGTACGCCCTGGGCATCCTCCAACCGCATTGTTTATCTTTCGGATAATATAGGAAAATTCGAAGTAATATCAAGGCTTATTGCGGAAAAATAAAAAACGCCCGATCTGAGGGTGGGAATTGGGCGTTTGGTAGCGCCACTCCGAAAATGCGGTGTTTTAGAATAAGCGGCAACACATCGATACTGGAATATTCGAAGATTATGTCTTAATATGAATCTGGTAACCACAAAGTGGGCAAAAAATTGTGGCATCTCTTCCCTTCGATGCTCGTAAATTTCCCTTACAGTTGGGACAAGTAAGCAATTCTCTCTGAATAATCTTGCCATTGCAATGGCGGCAAAATGTCCAAAAGTCGCCACTAAGTTCATCTGAGCCAAAAATCCTAAAACAACATTTACATTTGTACATCCTTAATAAATCCTCCTTATAAACTAGGAGGACCACCGCTTTATTGCCTGAGTTATTGATAGTAAAGGCTTTAAAAAACAATTCAAGCCCATAGGTTTCCAGGTTATTTGACAATCCAGGAAAATCAGTCTCAATTTCCTGTAAACCTTTCTCAGGGAAGGTGACTGTATTAGGTGCCATAGAAGCAACACTTGAGTGGCGGATTACTGTGAGTGGAATCCTATTGTTAATTACTTCCATTGGTTGGTTAACCATGTTTTCAATGATAATTCCTACGGGCACAGATGAAGATATATCCTCTCCGAAATCTTCACAAAAGATATAGATATGTTCCAAATCTGAAAAAAGGCGATTTGTCAATAACTCTGGTTTGGTAATTTGGAACTCATTGTGTCTAAACTTGATCTCTAGATTACCGAACATGACAATTTTTTTCCCCATGTCAGAGCGAAAAAAAGTGAATAGTCCGAATATTACTTTCTCTCTTACGATGCCCGTTTCGCGGTTTACTGTAGTTAGATTACCATCTTGCACCAGTACTGAATACTCATCAGAAATTCCAGGATATCCGGATGAAACCATCTTAGAAAAAACTTCCTCACGGCCTTCGACTTCTTCCGAGATTTGCCTATCAGTCCGTAATAGCTTCACGTTATGACGCCTCGACCATGTCGGGTTTCTTTTTGCGAAAAGCTCAATTGCATCATCTTCGCTCATATCGAAGGTTGGAGATGAAATAATCACTAAAATCCCAGCGATTTGGCTTTCATCCAACGGTGTCATACTCACCGTTTCCTGAAGAGAGGTCTTATTATCAACGTGCCCAGTTTTTTTTTGGATCCAATTTGAGAACAATCTCATCTGACCTCCTAGCGACAGGTGCAGCTTTTTTCTATTAGGGGATGCTGACACGCACTCAAATGTTGCTTTCTTGGAAATATAGCTTGACGTAAAAATCGCAATCAGATTTAAAATTGAGCCTAATTACGATTTTCAATTTAAAATTTGCGTCCTATGGATAATGGACAGCTATATAGACAGAATATAATAATAAGGCATTTTCTGAAGGATGGGAATGAAAGCCGAGCATACCCTAATCCTCTATAGGAATTAACGAATAAACGCAAGAGAAAAATGATCCCTATCATAAAAACAAGAATCCGCGTTTAATAATCGTATGATTGTAGCATGGCAATGATTGGTACTTGGCCACCTCTCTGAACTCAATTCGTGAGATAATTCTTAAGCACAGATACCTTAACTTCGCCAAGTTCCGATGCCATCCCAAAAATGGTTTATTAATGTAGCAGCGCCAACCGTTGATTGAACTTTCCTTAGTTGTTGGCATACTTGAACCATTAGTTCAATTCCGCCAATGTCATGAATCATATTCCCGATCTCTTTCGCCTTCTTTTCTCTAATTTTGAGATCAATTGATTGATCTTGGCAAAAACCATTTAGCACAGAAATCCATTGTTCTAACATGGTCATCTCCTATTGTCCTTAACTCTTTTAACCCAATCGCGCGGATCTGCTGCGAGGCAGAGCCGACGGCTTATCCTGCGGCGTAGAATCGTCAGAAGCCCCATTATGGTGGATCATTATGAATATTACAATTATGAATCAACAAAAAGGCTCAGCCATCGTTTATGACTGAGCCTTCAATTTCCCACCATATCCCCTCCCGGGTTATGCCACTTCCCTAGATGCGATATTTTATAAACCTCCCTAAGGTAATAATATTATACACAAAAACAAGGCTTTTGCGGAAGTCACCAATTTTCAATACTAGAGCGTCATAATTCTGCAGCGATTTTGTTCCTTGATTTTTCATTTTTATTATGCCCCGTAATTGGGTAGATTTTACTAAAATTGTACGCAGTAAGACTATGATGGGCTTTATAATAATTTCATTATCATCAACCAAAATTTAAGTTTAAAGTCAGCTACCAATTCCTTCGTGAATATTCAGATTTATAAAGCCACTCATCATTATATTTAGTCCTTAAGGATTCAATGAAAATTTTGAATTTGGGTGATGATAAATCACAATTTATATCTTCTAATCTCATGGACTTAAGCAGATTTTCATTGTCTTTTTTAATATAACTAAGAATTCGAAGATCTAAATAATAACTATCTGATATGAGCTTTCCATTATAATTCCAAGTATAAAATACTTTAGAAAAATCATGCAGATCCATAATAGGAAAATATTTTTTGGGATTCTTTGATTTTTCTTGGCCGGGGATTATATATTCCTGAGTTGGTTTAAAATATATTTCAATTCGAAAAAATCCACTTGGGAATAAAGTATTGGCATATATATGAATACTCTCTGCAGTTGTTATTTCATCTATACTAGCCATAAATTGATGCGAGACATCAATACTCTTAACTTCATCCTTTGATGATATTCTGAAAGAAGTAAATTCACCTGGGATTTCAAATTTAAACAATAGATCGATGATTGGTGTAACATTTACTGTATCGGATTCAACAGTTACAGCAATCATTTCGGTTCTTTCGTAAAATTCTATTTTAAATAGAGGCTTTTTCCTTTCCGTTTCAATTGCTTCGATTTTTTGACTGATACTGGGAATGACTAAAACCGAAAGAATACTGACAAAACTCCAAATCACTATTAAAATGTATGCAAATGACCTGTCTCTCTTCTTTCGTTTATCATTAAATTTCCAAATTCTGATTACATTTAACACAGGTGAGATTACTAATAGTAAGATGATAATTGTTTTAATTATTTGGAAAAATATTACCATTTCACGTCTTCTCTTTTCTATTCTTATCGTTAGTCTCTTTTAAACTACGTTTGATGATAAATTAGTATTAATTCATGTAAAAACAAGTGAAAATTCTTAAAACTATTACTGATTTTTTCGCACGCGTTCGCATCCGATGCGCAAGAATGAGCATAAGAGCGCCCAGGAGATCACAATCATGTCATCACAAGATCATGAACTTATACGCATAAGATGGCCAACCAATGCCCACATGATGGCCTCTGGTTCGCAAAATGTGGGACTTGCTGCTCGAGGGAGAGGATGAGGCGAGATTGACGATTGGGAGCCTGCCAAAGGCAAATTAAAAGCGCCCGATGGGAGGGGGTCGAATCGGGCGCTCAGTCGCACCTTTCCGGAAAAGGTGCGGTATATTAAAGCAGTGGCCCTTATGCCACATTTGGAATATAAGCATTCAAACAAATGCTGTCAAGGGACAAAATCGCCGCAAATCAAAACAGACAGCCGTCTAGGAGAGCGCATTAGGGGGGTTAGCGCAATCGAGGGAGACAGCTGTCTGAATAATACCGCCAGCAATAACCAAATTGCTGTAGCTAATTTAATCAATCCACATAGCAATGTCAAGCAGCAAATGTCATTTTTGTACTCTATTTTTTAATGTTTTCGGATCTTATTCCAGCGTTCCCACCAGCTTTTCCCATTCCCCAGGAGGTTGTCGAGGGACTAAATCGCCACAAATTGACTACATAATCATTACGTTCTACCATACCTTTATAGATCGAGGAGTTTTAAAGCAATGATTAATTTGACAAACGTAAGCAAATTTGTCTCTCACATTTTGAATACTGGGAAAGGTATCTCAGTACCATGGAGATCAAATACTCTCGTTGCATACTTTTGATTATTAATTGTTTCTAAAACCCAATTGTTGCCACCAGTAAATGGATGAAATAAGCCTTGGTTCTTTACTCCAGATTTGCCCAAATCCAATATTGCGATTGCTTTCCTTTGGTCCTGAGTCACGAAACAGATTAGATAATCATTTGGTGGAGGATACATCAAATTGGTTTTTAATATTATATAATATTTGTATTTATCAACTGTTCGCATAGCTTGTTGGATATCAATAAATAACTTATCCTTTCCGGGATATACCAAGGAAATTTGCATGGCATCCATTATAGATTTAATCGCAGAAATTTCTACTTCTGAGCCTTGGTTTAAAACATTCAAAATCATATCAATTTCGCAATAGTTATATTTTGGTATTTTAACGACGCTTAAGTGATAGTCATTTATTTCCCTTATGATGAGGGGTTTGGGGGCGCAACTAAGCAACAAAAATGAGCAGACAGCTGCAATTGAACTAAAGCGATACTTGTTTAATGACATATGCATCATCTCCTATAATTCATTAATTCTCTTAAGTTTTTCAAGAATGATTAGTTTTTAAATTTATCCAATTAAAACGCGTTAGCGATTTAATATTTCAATGACATGAGTGTTATTGTGGTATCATATAAAACGTGTAAGACGATCCTGCTTGACTTAGCCGAATAGTTGTGCGCCCCGATTGGCCATAGTAGCCAGGAGCGAATAGATGGGTAATAACTCGGTCATAATACGGATTCTCACTCTGGATGTGTTTTGTTAAAAACATCCTGCCATACTGATCTGTTGTAGCTGAGGTTTGCTCTGTAATTCTGCCTTCCTCGCTCTCCCACTGAATAGTTGCACCAGCAATTGGATTGTTCGTATTATTATCTTTAACATAGATGGTCGCGGAAACTCCAATGTTATAAACTATCGGAGCGAAGGTCTGCTCCTCACAACTCAAACCAAAGAGCACGACAATAAAGATTAAAAATAGGGTGGTTCTAGCCAGTTTCATAATTTCCTCCTAACTCTTAATCAATAAATGCATATTACATGAATTTTAATTGATTATCCTGGCAGTACATCAATTATAACGCTATCAAAATGTTTAAATTACCCTCAAGTTTAGACCAAGAATCTTCTATACCGCTTATAGGATATTTGCTAAGCATTGTATTTGATATATCAGTTGAAATTGCATAGCCAATCCAAAAAGTTGTCGCAATGCTAGGATTTAAAAAATATCTGCCGCCAATGTGGAGGTCAATACTTTGATAATATCCCTCAGTTGGTTCACCATAGTTCCATGAGGCATTGGATCCTAATCTTTCGTTCCATATATTTAGTCCACCGCCTAAAAGCCATTTAAATTTATCAGTACTGCCAATTCCACTCAAATAATTTAACCCAACGTGGTACCCCCCACTTGAAGGCTTATTCCACAATTCTTCATCAGATTCCCAGTCATACGCATGATAAATGAAATATACCTCCCCGTATGAATCTGAGTTCTTTTGGGTGCTGCCGATGCAAATCTCAGGGCCAATAATACTGGTACCTAAATAAATGGAATAGCCTTCAGTTTTACCGTAGCGAGCCTGTGCATTTAAATTACTAATGCAAAAGAGAACGAGAACGGTCAGAAAAGCGACTAATCTTTTCATCTGCTTCCTCCGGATTTTTAAGGGTCAAATTCACATTAATTAGTAGAATATTTTTACAGAAAATCCATTTAAAACCAAATGTACATATAGGCTTTTCAGTATTAATCAGATTAAACAAACTTTAAATCCCGGATTTGCAGGATGAGTACATTTTAAAAAAGAGAAACCATAAATATAACTTATTGGAGCATCATATCTGCTTGACTAACCTCATCTGATCCAGCTTAGATCTAAGGAAATGGTATTGTCATCAACATCCGTAACAACTAACTTGGGATTTGTGCCAAAATATACCCATAATGCATAATAATCTGTACTCACATAACCGCCTCCGCTTGCGAATTGCATCGTTGGTTTTTCCAACTCCTTTGTTAGTGAATATTTCCCATCACCTTCACTGATCAAGGCCAGTCTCCTCATCTCATATTCTGCAGACTTTTTTGTCAGTGTAGAGGTTGAGTTTTTAATGCTATAGTGCGTTACTAAAGCTTCATATTCTAATTCTACACTTTTTATCCCCTTTCCGTCCTTGACACCACTTGCAGTGGCAGTGACCTTGCTAATGGGCATTTTTGCCAGAGTTGAGGGCCATGGCTTGATAACACCGAACAAATCAGTATACGCTGTAATTTCGCCGATATAACTCAATGAAGCGCTTCCAGTACTAATATGGGGCAACTTCCAGCTCATAACTATATCATATGACTTACCCTCTGCTGGGATAAATGTGGTAGCAGTAAACTCGTCATAATTTATTTCTTCTGCTTTTATCATCTGTTCTCCTTGCGGAGCCGAAGAAAGATGATAGTGTCCGTTCGCATCGGAATAATCTACAACCCCAGCGATTGTTATTTTTACCCCTGGGATTGGCGCTCCCGTATCTTTATTTTTCACTGATCCGCTTACGCTAGATGTCAATTGTGTCAAAAGAATATCATATGATGACATTTCCGATGTTATCGAAATGGTTTGAGAAAATCTCTCATATCCCGTTTTCTCGGCGACCAATGGATGTCGACCCGTTGGAATTTCCTGAAGTAAGTACTTGCCATCAGTGGTCGTTGTAGTAATTATACCAGCACAATTCACGATAACACCAGAGAGTGCAATTTGAGTAGTGTGATTTTTGACAATGCCGTTTAGCGAACCGGTTTTAGGTTCTGTAATTTTTTCACTGTTGCAGTAGAAGAGATGGGCTGCAGAAAAAAGTAGTATAAGATTAAACAAATATGATTTGACCTTAAATTTATTTATAACCGACATGCAACCTCCCACAAGTAATAGAGTCTGTTTGGAGTAATCAGAACCAAGTCTATTTTTTTACTTTTTGAAAACTGCCTTTATAAATCGGAAAATATCTTCCTTTACCCTGAATAGTAAATAATCCTATGGAAGATTCTTGAATGTAATTTTTTGTGAGGCCCAGTCTCAAAAATTTATAGCATTCCTAATGTTTTATATTGATTTGTGTGAGATTATTTAATCGCTGATGTCTACTTCCTTTGCTAAACTAAGTATGACGTACAAATTCTGTATTACTATAGCAGCATACAATTGCCTTTCAGATTTATTTTTTGATTTTTCGCAAAAAATGGAATCGTTAGCGGATAATTTCATCTAATTTCTCATATGTTTAAAGCAATTCGTGGATCCCGGTCATCTTTTCCCATTCCTCTCGGCTAATGGTAGCGATGTGCAGTGATTGCCTGGGGATTTGAACAGAACTGACTGAGCCGGACTGCAACTTCAGCTCAACCGTCCCAAAAAATCCCAGCGGGTCATCGGACGGCAGTTCAAACGATTGAATGTTCTTCCCTGTTCCGTTCTCTCGGATGACCAGTATTTTAGTGGTGATCTTGCCCATAGCCGCCTCCTTCACGCCACACCTCGAATCCTTCCCGTGCCCACCGTATTCTTCTCGATCATGGCGCGGAAATGTTCCTCTACTGCTTTTTGGTATTTCTCTGTTACCGGTCGGGTGACTTCCTGCTTTCTGGTCGCGGACAAGTAAGACGTTTCTTCGGGGTGATGGAAATCAAAAGTTTTTTTCGGCTTCAGTTTCACCCTCTCCTTGCCCCACATTTCAACCGGCAGGATCTCTCTGGTGACGTAGCACATATCATTCGGGTGAGGGCAGAGCGGCGTGTCCTCAGGGGGATATACTCCTGGTCCCATACCATAAACATCCTGATCGGCAAGCTGGTCACAAACGTCATAAATCCCGTGGGCTGGCGAGAGGTTCCATTTCAGACCTGAAACGACTTTCGAGGCTGTTGCCGCCATTACTTCAGCTTCGTGGTAGGCGTTGGCGATCTCGGTACGGGCAAGCCGGAGGGCGTTATAGTGAATGGTCCCGCGCCCTCTGACTGACCGGCTGATTCCTTTTGTCCAGCGCAAAGTCTCAGGAATATCCTCTGGCCGCTTGATCCCCAGGATGTCCCGTTGCAGTTCTTTTGCCATTTCCACGGCACTCTGCCCTCTGGCAATGCCGGAGAGGACAATCGCGTCAGTCCGCTGCCGGACCAGCTTGTTCAGGTTCCAGATCCGGTCGCTCAGAGTCAGCCCGTCTGTGCCGATCCTGCGCCAGACATGATCGACGGCAGCAAGCGGCAGCGTGCGGAAGGCAGGACTGACAAGGACGGCTTCGTAGCCGTGGCTGGTCAAAAGCATCGTCTCGGCCATTTCCGAAATTTGGGCTGAATTGATGGTGACAAGTTTCATCCCTTCTCTCAGAGCATCCGCGTAGCCGTTTCTCAAACCCTCGGCAATTTCCTTCAACTGGATTTTACGCACTTTCCAGAACTGCCGCTGGGCGGTCAATCTGGGGTCGTGATCAATTCCAATGAGCAACCGGTTCACATCCTCGTAGGCTTTCTGGAACGCCTGTTCGAGCTTCCGGACCATTTCCAGCGAAACCTGAACATAATTCGCTCGGGTTTTCAAAATCAAGTGCTGATATTCACTGATTTCCATTTCAGGTTACTCCTCTGGCGGCGGTAAGAAACCTGGATCTTCCAGCTTTGCGCTGAACCGTTCATCCCACTCAGCCAGCCGTTCAAGGTCGGATTCGATTTCGCTGATGGCATCCTCGGCTTCCATGTCGAAAATGGCCGGATAAACGGACAATGGTAGAGCGCGACGGTCAACGCCGTCCTTTGCGATTGTGGCCAGGATCTGCTTGTCCTCGACCGATTTGCGGGTCCACTCGAAAGTGACCTGAAAATCCTGCGGCAGGATATTCTCTAGCAATAGCATCAGGTTGACGAGTTTGACCATCCCCGTGTCGAACATCTCCGTCACTGAGGACAGGAAGCCGGAAATGTAGCGGTGCTCCTGACGGTCCAGGACGGCGCGGTTGACCGCGTCCTTGCCATAACCGCCCAGGAGGGAGACCGGCCGCCGACCGCTGGCGAAGAGCCGCCGCTGACCGTACTCGACATCCTCGATGTTGAAAATCGAAGCGTTCGAGGTGTCCAGGACGTTTGCTCTGCCGGTCGTATAGATGTCGGTTTCGACTTCAAGCGGCCCGTGTTTCTTTCGTTCTTCCTCATCGGTTGCACGGATACGGAACAGATCCTCGACCGAGGTGTCGGGAAATTCACGGCTGATTCTGGCATAGGCCCTGGTATGCCGTGCGATGTAGAGGTTTTGCTCGGTCTTTGTGAGCCGTTTCCAGTTTGGCCGCGCGCTGGAGAAAAGCCCCATTCCATAGGCAAATTCATCGGGCCGGTTCCAATCCAGGCGGATCACCTCCCACGGCAGAAATATCGCGACAGGCTGCTGGGAGGCATACTCGAACTGGACAAAGTAGCCCTTGTACTGCCCCTCGATCAATTCTATCAGGATAAAGCCGTCTCTTGGCCCCTTGATGTGCCGCAGTTCAGTGACTTTGTTCTGCCCGAAATCGACCACGATCCGATAGAATCGGCTCCCTTCCAACAGCGCAAATTTGAGCATGTCGGAACTGCGCTGGTAGATGCGGAGCGCCTTGAATTGGGAGTCGAGGATCTTTTGCAGTTCATCGGTCCGGTCGTTCTGCTCATCTTCTCCAGTTTTGACGACAATGTTGAACGGGACACCGCGACGGTTGTTTTGGGTGGCATCATCGGCGATGCTGTCAATTGTGGATCGCACACGGTCGTCGCTCCCGTACATTTGCCATGCATCCTGCACCTCCCAGTAAAAGCCGCCTCGAATGGAAACCTGGCCGAGGTCTGTCATCTGATTAGCGAATTGATAGCCAGTTGGAAAGGTGTCGAATTCCCTGGGCGCGGTGGTTCGGGCGGGATCGACCTTTTCCCTGTTTTTATCGACCAGGGAGCCGATTTTATCCCGTCCCGTTGCCCCGATCTTGCTTAATAGCCCATTGAAGATACTGGATAACAGTGACATTTCTCTGTCTCCTTCTGGTGGTTGTTATTCGGTTCTAACAGACCGATAGGTGCTGACCGACGCTGCGGCTTTGTCTGGCCTCATCCAGTACCGGAGGGCCTGGGTTGTTGCATCCACCTGGTCGTCATTGTTGCCGTTTGGAAATACGGCAAATTCTTCCACATAGTCGCTAACCCACGCTGCAACGATAGGGTCAGGTATGAATACATTTCCCGCCTCGACCTGAGGCGAAACCGCCGAGAGCCTTTCAGTTTTGCTTCCCTGGGCTGGCCACGGGATGACTCCTGAAATCTCATGCTGTATGGATGCTATGATGGCCGGACCATTGGCGCTGTCCTCTATCAGGATTGCTGAAGCGTCTTTCCATTTCGCATAAAAGGCCTTGACTGCTTTCAGGGATGTAGGAAAGTCCATCTTGGCCCTGATCTGATCCAGCAGATATTTATCCGCTCCTACCCTGCCCCAAGCCTGCCCGACCACATAGTCGGGATTGCCCGACGCAGCCTGTTTCTCGTCTTTGAAGGTCATGTCCCAACTGAGGACCAGGTCATCGAAATGTCCAGGGACCACAATGTAATAACGCCACCATGCTCTTTTAAGTAAAGCGCCCTCCTGTGGTGAAGGCCGTTGCTGATAAAGCGCATTCCAGACCTGTGAGCCGACCACGACCTTCGTCTTTTCCAGCCATTCCTGGTTGAAACCGAAATCCGGCCACAGCGGTTCGCCTGGCGCCCTGCCCAGGATGTCCTCCTCCTCTGCTTCTGCCGGCAGACTGATGACGTGCCAATCTTCGCCCTCGTGCTCCAAAACCCTTCCTGCCAGATCGTCTTCATGCCAGCGTGTTTGAATGAGGATGATTGAAGCGTTCGGCTGCAAGCGGGTCAGCAGGGTGTTGCGGTATTCGTCCCAAAGCATATCACGATAGGTGGGGCTGTTGGCCTCCTGCCGATTCTTTATCGGATCGTCAATAATCAGGCAGTCGGCTCCTTCGCCTGTAATTGGGCCTCCGACACCCGCGCTGATCATTCCTCCGCTATGGCCCTCAATAGACCAGTTGGTTACGCTGGAGTTGTCGCCGGCAACCTCGATGTTAAAGAGCGCAGGCCCAAAGCTCTCAATCTTGCGACGATTCGCCCTGCCAAATCGCCTTGCCAGCGCATCGCCATAGCTGACCTCGATGACGCGCCGTTCTGGATCCTTGCCGATAAACCAACTGGGAAAGCTCTCGGTGACGGTCATCGACTTACTGTGCCTCGGAGGCATAAAAAACATAACCCGCTTTAGCTCTCCGGATTCAATCCTTTCACACGTTCTGGCAATCAGTTTGATATGCTTTGACGGCTTATATCTCAGGTAATAAGCGAAAAGCAAATACGCCAGATAGTTAGTCCGTGCCAGACCCACCAGGCTCGGTATCATCCCCCTGGTTGCCCATCTCGGTGATGATATCGACGAGCTTTTCCTGGAGCTCCGGATTGGCTCGGAGGGCGGCTTCGATGAAAGATATGTTTGCGAACCTCTGTCCATAGTCCTCGTTACCCGTCGGGTCTGTCAGGGCGAATTTGCTCGGTCGATATAGACCGGCCAATTTAGCCTGTTCTCGCAAAACGTCAATGGCAATTACCCAGGATCCGTCTTTAATGGCCGCTCTCAGGATCCCCTCATGCCGCAGCCAGACAGTGCCCCAGACCTTTTCGACGTTTTCCTGCGCGTAATTTTGAAGAATTCGGAAACACTTTGTGATATAGTTGCGAAGTTGCCGGTCCGTCACGGTCCACTGTTTGTTTTTACGGATAATCTGCATGATATCGTATTCTTCGGACCAGCCCATTTCAATCAGGCTCAGAACGTACTTTATCCTTCGTTCCATTTCCGCTTTGTCGGCTTTCTTGAGTCCCATCTAACACCTCGTTGACGATGTCTACCATTTTGGCAAGCTGTGAAGAGATGGATTTGATTTTAAACTCCTCTCCCACCCTTGCGATTGCTTGAATGAATGAATTGTAGCCGGTGATATGAGCGGCATACAAGGCTTCATAGTCACCGGTGAGCGCCTGAAAGACGCGGTCCAGGTCCTTGATCTCCGAGGGTAGAAAGAGCAGAGTCAATTGCTTCATCTCGAAATCAAGGTTCAGGGAGTCGCCTGAAAAGGACGGGTATTCAATATTGAAATCCCTGTCATCATAGCCGGTGGCGATTTTACCGTCCACATCCATGATGCTCTCGTAGATCTCCCTGGCGATCTGCGGGTCGTCGTAGCCGTGGAGACGGTTATGAGCCAATTGCTTGCTCTTGACCTCATCTTCAGGGAGGGTTGTTTCGCAGACCAGACAGTAGACCCACTCCCGTCCGGCGTTCCTCGCTGCGCGGACCCTGTGGTGTCCGCTGATGATTTCGAACAGGGTTCGTTCGCCTTTCTTTATCAGGTGCCCGAAGGGGAGCGATTCGAGGCGCTTGTCGTGTTTGATGTTCTCGATCAGACGGAGGAAATACCTCGGCTCCATGACATTGGCGTTTTTGTCCCGCTCGATGATCTCGTCCAGGGGCACCTTATAAATGGCGGTATTTTCGTAGCCGTCCAGTTCAATCATCTTTTGCATGTTTCTTGCTCCTCATAACTTTCAGCCATTCAAGATAGGCAGCTTTGAGTCCGTCCTTTTTCAGCAGGGCTTCATACGTTAATTTCCAGGTGGGGATGTTATTGATCTTTTCCTTTTCCACGAGCTCAAGAACGCCCACGCTGGTTTTGAGCTTCGGGAAGCGGGTCAGGCAGACGGTTTTGATTTTTTTAGGGCGAATCATGCAGGAATTTTTGTATTGACGACATACCAGCTTGGCAAATTCCTGCCGCGTGATGCAGCGCATAATCAGGTTGTTGAAGTGATAGCGCGAATTCGGGACGCTCATGGCGTAGACCTCAAAGATGTAATCTGCGCGGTCTTTAATCAGGTGGGAGAGGTTCAACCCACACACGCCTATCAGCTTTTTGTTCAGGAAAAAGGCGACGGTCTTTTCAGCGGCCACGCCTTCAAAGGCTCCCATCTTGTGAACGAACAGGTCCCTAAGATACAGGGCCACCTGGGGGCGGATGATCGTGATGCTCAACTCGCTGTTCTCGTCGATGCCGCCGGTGTCAGCTTCGCTGAAGATAGCGTTTTTATACCGCTCATACTGGAGGTAGCTCTTATCGATGAAACGGCTCTTTTTGAAAACATGGTTGTAGCCCAGATAGTTTATCTTGTCGATGTTACGCGACTCGGCAAAAATCAGATGTTTTGCGGGGACCTTGAACTTGTTGCGATACAGGACATAAATGATGTGGGCCTTTGCCTTGTTGCACTCGTCGATCAAGGCGGGCATGTCTTTTTTGTACTCCATCTGCCTGAAATCGGAGCGATAGCGGATAAAACCCTCGGTGCTGAAAACTTTCCTTTCGTAGGCCCCAAACACTGGGGGATTCAGGTAGATGAAGGTTTCGGGGTCGTCCTCGAATTCAGCCAATTCGGAAAACATGCAGCGATGCCGGTATTCTATTCCCCACAGCAGCTGTTTGTATTCTTCGAGGTGGGCCATCAAGTGAGCTTTCTGACCAGAAAAGTTGGACCGGAGTTCGTTGTAATAACGCTGGTAGTGCCAGGCTCCTTTTGCCATAAGCTGGATCGCTTTTATGAGCATCAGGATTTCAGCCGGATCTTTCTGGTTGATTTCGAATCCGATGTCGGCGATGATTTCAAATTCGGGCGGATCCTCTCCTATGATAAAACAGCCGATGGTGTCCGAGTATAGCGAAACGTCAGAAGCGATAATTTTCGCGCCCAGGACTTTATTAGCTGCCATGACGATTTGGAAATCTCCGCAGCCTGGAAATACAAGCTGTTTGAATTTTTTCCCCTCAAGCCAGCGCATCATAAATTTCTTTCGCGCTGATGTCGAGGAACCGTAGAAAATCTTTTCGAGGTTCATGTTTTCTCCACCGGCATAAAAAAAGGTCATTCATTCTGTCGAATACCCAGTGATTTTGACCATTCTCATTTTTAGCCATTTTGTTGCGTAGTATTAATAATGGTTTAGGCCATCCGTCAAAAAAGGGGTGACCCCTCAACCTCCTCTAACTTAGCGTGTCTTTAAGCTCCGTCTTTTCTTTCTTAGCAATTTAGAATTAAATAGATAGACACGATTTCTCATTATTTTACAGCAAATCTGGTCGCGTGGCGGGGTATCGAGCCCCGATCTCCTGGCTGAGTGCCAGTTGTCCTGTCCTTAGACGACCACGCAAATCAAGCTGCTCAAGCGGCTTTCTTATAATGCACCTTCCTCCTCTTGTGAATCAGGTGCGCCGTAGTTCAGCAGATCCTTCTCGTGGCGCATCCGGATCCACTCCTCGCTCACCGTCCGGTCTTTGGGCAGGATGACCAAACAGCTGCCCTTGTCGATGACCATGTGGTGCGGGTGCTTTGCCAAATATTCATCCGCCCACTTTTTCTGCTCTGGTGTCATGTTACTTTGGCTCCATAAAATTCTGGCGCTGAGCGGACTTGATTTCAGTGCTGCGTCCTATTCCTGCAGGGCGATATCTTCAGGCTGCCAATTAGCCGCTTCACGCCGATCCAGCCGGCATAGTCGGTCTGGAGCCGGACCAGAATGGCGGTAATGAGGTCGGGGCTTTGGTCTGCCGTAATGTTGAAAATCGGATCTCTGCCATCCTCGATTTTACTGATCAGCGCATTGCCCTTCTGCTCCATGTACTCTTTGGGTCCGGAGATGGTGCCCTCTTGATAGGTGAACACCCCGACCGTTTTCTCTTTGGGGATTTGGCTATCCATTTTGGACCTCACTCAGTTTTTGTTCTCGTCCAACTCATGCATCCCGTAGACCTCGCGGGGGTCGTATTTCTGACTCCGGCACCTGAAAACACCGCAGGGGTGCTGCCAGACCCCACGACTCGAATTCCAGCTAAAGCCGAGCGTGTTCAGCTGGCTGCGCACCTGTGCTGTGGGCTTTTCAGGAAATTCAATCCAGACCCAGGCTCCGACCACATAAGCGAATTCCTTTGCTGCCTCCGGCAACTGAGCGATCACCTGTTCGGTGCTCAACTCTTTGTTCGCCGACCTGATTTTCAATTCTGCCAGACTCACTTTCTACCTCCTGCCCGATTGGGCTCAGTTTAAAACAGATCCAGTTGTTCTGGAATATCGGCTTTTGGTCCTTTCGTCGTGTCGCCCCCCTCACCCTGCCATTCCTGCACCTCGACACCGGCTTCCTCGCGTAACCATTGAGCCACCACCTGACGGTGACAGAATTTGCCTGGCCCTTCGTAGCATGTCAGAATCATGCCCTCAAATTGCGCCGCAATTTCCTTCGCGTCCAGTTTGGAGAGGACCTCCTCGCGGTAGCGTTCTGTGAAAAGATCCGGATCGTTCAGCCCGAAGAGATGTTTAGGCGGCGCAAGAGCGATGCAGCGCAGACCTTTGAAGTAATTCGGCACGGTCCGCGTTATCATCACTGCTTTGGGGTTCTTTCCGGCCTTTGCCAGATAGCTCGTATAAATCATTGCGTTCCCTCCGTAGGGCCAGCGAGGTTATCCACCTCGCCAGCCCTGGGTTGGATTCAGTTGAGATTCAGATGCGCCCAGACTTCACGGGCTGTTTTCGGTTTCCAGTAGAGGTCCCGCTCCAACGTCATCCTCAGTCGCCCCAGCGGAATGCGGGCGTTTTCAAGCTCGGATTTGGAGACCGAGCCCATCTCCACCTCCTCAAGCTCCACGATCGCCCAGAGATAATCGGGATCCTCAGGGTCCTGGTTCATGATGTACCAGGTGCCGCGCCCATACGGGTTAAAGATGACACAGTGGATTTCCTGCTCCATGCTGCTGCCCAGCGGGTACTGGGCTTTAAGCTTTTTCTCGATTTCCTTTGTGAATAATTTCTGTCGCATTTTAAGCCTCCTGTCATTATGCGTAACTCATTGTGTCTATTTGATATATAAACCGAACATACTTAGAATGCAAGTAAATTACTCTTAATAGCTTGTTATTACTCTATTTGTGGTATAGCGCACAATTTATCAACCCGCATCAATTAATGTCAATGCTTTGGAACTTCCAGCCTGTTCTGTCCTGAGTAACCAGGATAAACTGAGCCCAGGGGAACATCCTGGCCGCGATCTTTAGCTTGACAGCAGCGTCGTCCCGCATAAAGCCCTTGACCTCATAGAAACAGATATGGTCCTTTACCACCAGGAAATCGGGCGTATAAAAACACCCTTTTGCCAACTTCAGTTTGACCGATTCAAACTGGTATTCCTGGATCTCGCCGGCTATTTTCCACAGATCCAGCTCTCCAGCAAAAGCCTTCTCCAGCCGGTTCATTTCGCCAGGCGTGTGCTGGTGAATCATGGGATATTTTCTTCCGTACATGGCCCAGCCCTCAGCGGCCCAATCGATCCGCGATGACCAGTGCTGTGGCCGCGCCTGCGGTAAACCATAGCCATTCTTTTTGATACCACTGCTGTTTATAGACCACCTGGGGGACGTAGACTGTTTTGAGGATGGTGGTTTCCGGCCTCGGATCCGGCTTCCATTGAAAGTCGAATTTGTTGATTGGAGGGAAAAAGTAATCGACCGCCGCTCTGCCATAGCCTGTGATGGTTGTATCCATAAAAGCGACTTTGACCGCCGCGTAGCCGTTCGAGCCCTCGGGATTTGGCAAGCAGCCATAGACTTTGAGCGTATCGAGCCTCATCCTGGCGGGGATTTTCTTAAGCTTTATCTCCGGTTCAGGCTTGGCAGGCACTTTAATTCGCACGGTATCAATCCGCGCCTCTGTTGAATTGATTGAAACGGCCGCCTCTTCTTTGCCATAGAAATAACCAGCGAGAAAAGCGCCTCCATAGCATAAAAGGGCCAGCGCCACAATGAGGATGAAAACATGACTGTCTTTCATAACGCCACCGTACAACTTCCCTGTTAAAATCAGAGCTTTATCCTTTCGGATAATGACTTGCCGGATGGTTGACCGGTTTGGTAGAGTGTTTTACCGGTTATCTTTGACCTCACATGAGCGGGGAAGAAATCCGCCCAATGCTCTATCATCCGGCCGGCCTGACCGATCCCCTCTGCTGTTCCGGATCGGTCCTGCCTTTTTTAGTTGAAGCCCCTTTCTCTGCACCGTCCGCATTGGCAGTCGGGCAACCGGCTCTCTGAAACGGCCTTGATGACCATCTCGGCTTTGATTTGGCATTGCCGGCCGATAGCCGGAGCGTAGACGTAGCTGTAAGTCTGGATTCTGCCGCTTGCCCTGCTTTCGTAGATGATAATGCAGCTGTTGAAATGGCCGAAGTGCATCAGCCCTTGCGTCGTCCAGTAGTGATTGTTGGGCGTTCTGCCGTTGGGGAGGGCCTCGTCATCGGGCACGCTCTTGATTTTAACCAGGATGTTCGGGCTGATTTCACCGTTGGTGTGCCCGACCACCTCATCATCGCAACCGTATAGCGTGCGAGGGCCGGAATAGATTTTACCGAACAGCTTGCTGAGCCGCAGCTGCAGGTCCGCTTCCATCTGTCTTGCTTTATAGAGCCGCGTCTTGATGTCGTCGGTCACACCATTTCCGTGCACGATCTCCCAGGCCAGTTTTCTCGGACACTCGCCGAGGCGCCCCATATCCAGGTAATGTTTTCCGTCTGTCAGGCCGCAATCCTGACGGGTGATTTCAAGCAGTTTGTCTCTTACTTCTCTTGCGTCCATCTCGACCTCCCAGCCCTTCAGTTAATTGCTCGGACTTATCATCAACCGGTTTGGCCGTTTGCGGCCCTTTCATTCCATGCCACGAAAAAGCCCGTCGAATGGCTTCCTCCGATTTCTTTGCCGACCGTTTCAGAGGACGCGTTCTCGGTGCCTGGCGTAGCTCTCTCACTTGCTCCTGGAGCCTTTGCACCCGCTCAACGAGGAAAGTGATGATTTCTCCGATTTCTTCTTTTCCTTTGGCGACTTCCAGATGTGAGGCGCGATACCACAGGATTGCCTGATCCAGCGGGTTCATAATTTAAGCCTCCGTTTGCTCATCTCTGTCTGTTCCTGGTCGCGCATCCAAGACAGGAGTAATATAAGACCTCCGAGGGCGCATCCGCCGACCGCGATAAAGATCTCTGCTATGGTGCGAGGGCTCGTGTGGTAGGCGGCATAGAGCACCCCGCAACCGGTTAAAAACTCCACCAACCTGTTTTCAATAATTTTCATATCTGCCTCGTATTTCCCTGCTGGAATGCCGGATTCTATCATGTCCGATTACCAGTCTTGATACCATTCGGCCGCCTGAGCCCTCCCCGCCTTGCTGTCATGAATCCCGTCGATGGGGTAAAAGCGGGTAAACTGACGCCGGAAAAGCATCGGTATTTCCAGAGTTGGACCATTGCGCTGCTTGGCTATCATAATATCGGTTTGCCATTCGTCGAGTTGTTCGCTATCTGCGTTTTCCCGTTCATAATACTGTTCGGAATGAAGGAAAATAACCGTGTCACTGTCCTGTTCGATATTTCCTGAGTCACGCAGGGCGTTCAGCGTCGGACGCCTCGCTTTCTGCGCCTCGTTGACACGCGATAGCTGGGACAAACATAGAACAGGCACGTCGATCTCTTTTGCCAGGGCTTTGAGTTGGCGTGTGATGGTTCCAATTTCGCGGTCCCTGGTCTCGCTTTTTGCAAAGCGGGTACTCATCAGTTGCAGGTAGTCAATACAGATCAGGTCCAGCTTTCCATCCTCTGCTTCCCGTTTCGCTACGCCCACAATCTCAGCCAGATCAGTGGCCCTGTCATTGATTTTGAGTTGGCAGTGACCGAGTTTTTCGGCCGCTTTTACGAGCCGTTCATGCTCCTCGTCGTTGAACCGACCGGTACGGACGTGGTGCGAATTTACAGCTGCCTCTGAGCATATCATGCGCAAGGCCAGCTGTCTGGCACTCATTTCCAGGGAAAAGAGGTAAACATTCTGCCCTGCCAGAGAAGCACTCTGCGCGATATTCAGCATCAGGCTTGTTTTTCCCATCGAGGGACGAGCTGCCAGGATAATCAGCTCGCTTTTTTGCAGCCCAGCGGTCCAGTAGTCGAGCTGTTTGAAACCTGTCGTGACGCCAGATAGCCCAGGCCTTCCCTTGCATGAGCCGATATCGCTGACCGCCATCTCCATAAGCGCCTTGGCTGCCGTAGCCGCAATTTCCTTTTTCCGGCTGGTGATTTTCAGCAGCTCGCTCTGGAGACCGTCAATCAACTCCGTCGCATTCTGCCCTGGGGTAGTGAATTCTCTGCTCGCTCTGGTGGTCGCCAGATAGCCGTGCCGCAAAAGCGCGGATTCGAGGACACCCCAAACAGCCCCCTCTACCTGGGTTGTGCTGATGACCTGGTCTGCACATCGGGCCAGATACGCCTCTCCGCCAATTTTCTCAAGGTTCCCGTTGTTGCGCAAACGGTCCACAATGCTAAATAAACCTATGGGTGCACCGCTCGCGGCGATGTCCCTGCAAGTGGAGAAAATAATCCGATTGGCCGCGCCATAAAAATCTTCTGGCACCAATTCAGCCAAAATCATGTCGGGAGCGTATCCCTCAAGCAAACAGCCAACCGTGATCATCTCAGCATAGTCGTTATTGGGTAGTTGCGACGACTGCATCTTCTGGCCTCCAATCATCAGGTACTGCGGCATATTTTCGCGGCTTTGGCTTGCCGTTGTTTTTCCTGGTCAAAAACTCCGTGATATGCTCCTCGAAGTCAAACCCGTGAAGTAACCAGTCGTATCTTTTCATGCCTGGCGGCGATAGCGAGCTGGCCAGATTGCTGGCCGCCTCCAGAATGCGGTCAAAGCCGCCGACATGGTTCAGCTTCATTGCTTTTTTTAAAGTGTTGATTCGCTTGGATGTAGGGGGAAGGTCCTCCTCATGGAAAACACTCGCAATTTGGCGGAACAGTGGAATGTACTGCTGGTCGATAAGTGCAATGGGTTTGTCCTGCTCTCGCTCCTGGGCCGGGATTATATGTTCCTGGTCTTTTCTTCTCTTCTCTAATCTTATCTTATCTGTCGTTTCATCGCGTTTCAAAGCGTTTCTGGGCGTTTCTGTGCGTTTCAATGCGTTTCCATGCGTTTCATCGCGTTTCACAGTATCATCATCCGTTTCATCGCGTTTCAGTGGTTCGTCCGGTGTTTCAGGATTGTTTTCCGGATTCTCTGAAGCCGCTTTTTCCCTGTGACGTTTCACCCTTTCATATCGGCCCTCATCTTCGCGTGAAGGCTGCCGTTTTTCCCATCCCGCCAAATGCTGGCCATCGAGTACCTTGCCCTGCATTGCCTCACGAATAGCCAGGACGTGTTCGGTTTCCATGTCGAGGGCGGCGGCAACATCCTCATCGTCCCAATTCTCAAGGGTCCCCCGCTCCTCGGATTGGCTGGCGTTGACGAGCATCATTGTATAAACAGCGATGATTTCGCTTGCAGGCCGACCGGATCTACGCGAAACAACACGCCATTTTGGGTCTATCGGCATTTCATGCCAAAGTCGTAGCCAATCCATTTTCATTTCACTGCCTCATTGGATTGAAAGAGGGCCATGATGTCTTTGATTTCTCTTTTCATTTCTTCGCTATCCGCCATTCTGAGCAGCTCATAGCCGATTTCCAGAAGAACCGTGTCAAGCCGCGCCAGCTCTTTTTTATGTTTTTCGGTCAGGAACATTTTGGCCCCCTATTCCTGAGCAGCCCTCAGAGATTTGCACTTTCTGAGCACCGTGACCGGCCCCTGGTCCAACAACAGCTGAGAACACGATCCGGTTTTGCCGGCGTAGGGGCATCTGTAGTGCTGGGCATGATTGGCCTGATAGTCGGCCACGGCTCTTTTGACGGAAAATCCGTGCAGGGCTAAAAGCGGGAGCAGGGAAAGAATCGCCACCCATCCGCAGTTGCCATTCCTGCAATAAGGACCTTTGTCAGTTACTGTTTTCACGACCCACCTCCCAAAGGTTTTGGAAGCCGCCAGAATCGGGCGGGGCTGGAATTAAGTGCTAATTCCGGCGGCCTCCCTTAATAGAGTTCCAAACTCAGCTGACTTGCAGCGGCTTTAAGCCGCGCGATTTCCTGCCGATTGGCAATAGCCTCCAATTCATTGAGCCATTCCACGGAGAGGGCCTGAACATTTTGGGCGGCTCTTTCAGATCCAACACCGTGATTTCTGCCGCCGCAAATGCAGGTGCATTTTAACCCTTTTGCCATGTAGCACTTTGCGGTGCATTGCCGCCGATGTTCGCACTTTTCCCTGCAGGAAATTAGAGTTGCCATTTAAAGCAGGCTCCCCTGTTCGGTTTTTCCACCGTTTTGAGCTGCCGCCTTTTGCAGATCCCGAGAGATTGCAGAGAGGTCGATCAGGCACTGTTCCTCGCCCGCTTCCTCTACTTCCTCGAAGGATTCATAGCCAAACCGCCCTGGCAAGTCTTTCCAATAGCTCTCGCCTTTCAGTCCGGAGATCTTTTTCCGATGGACCTCAAGTGCCTTGAGGAATCTCTCCCTGTGCGCGGATTTTTCAGCAGTGGGCGGTTCGTTGGGTGGGGGTTCAGTTTGGCCGTTGGTTTTCGGTGTGCTGCCGTTTGCGGTTTGTGTCTCGTTGATTACAGTGGCTTCCGAGATATCGCTTTCGGTCACTTTCACTGTTTTCTTGTCGAGGTCGATAGCTTCGGGCATGACGCTCTGCCCGTCAACAGCCATTGCTGTAGCGACGCGGCTTTCGAGGGTGATCGGGACAAACTTGCGAAGGACCTTGATTGCCGTTTTGCCCCACATCTCCTCGACCAGCACTTTGTCGTTCCACGGGCTGTATTTGCTGTCTTTGGCCTCGCTCCTGTTTCGCCGTGCTTCCACCTGATCCTGATTGAGGTAGCGGAAGACCTGTTGACCGTTGCTCAATTGAGCGACCGCGTAGACGTATTTCAGAGGTCCCGGTTTGTCGAGATTCGGGACGTGATCGATTCTCGGTTCAAGGCCGAGCCGAACCTCAAACTGATCGTTTTCCCGAACACAGTAAGCATAGATGTGGCTGATGTTCGGGTTGCGGTACATGAGGTTCAGCCACCCCATGTAACCGATTTCCAGACAGCATTTCGACTTGCGGGGGATGAAGTAAACCAGCCCCAGTTCAGGGGTTGGGTCGAGCCCGATGATCGAAGCGCTCAGGACCGCACCGATGATGCTTTTCGTTGAACAGGCTTTCAGTGCGTCGTTTTCGGCAATGATAGAGGTGGTGACCTGAATCATCCGCTCCGGCGGGATCGCTCCCATCAGGGCTGTGGCGAACATCGGTTCGTAGAGTTTCAGAACGCCCGTGATCTTGTGGCTGTCAAGTCCGGCCATCGTCACCGGTATCGGGCTTTTACCCTTTTTGCCGTTAGGGTCCAATGCAGGGGCGTTCGGCTTTTCATCCGGCGCTCTGAGCTTGTTCTTGATTGTTTCCGGCATTCCCATTTGTTACCTCCTCACAGTTTGAATTTGAGCAATAAGGACCTTGCCCCAGGTTTCTTGTCGAGGCAAGCCCTGTATAAGTCTGGATAGTTGGCTTTGGCCAATTCTTCATCCAGCACATTCTTGACACAGTGCGCGGCTTCTTCGGGGTACTCCTCTTTGAATTTATCTTCAAGGAAGACCTCTTTCTCTTTGGCCGATTTGTAGGTGCAGACGACCTCGTCGCTGTAAGCGGCGGCTTCGTAATCTTTCAGAAGCATTTTGAGGGATAACTCTTTGGCATCAAGATTGTCGCTGATCTTTTTCTTCGCCGCCCGGAGCCGAGCGACCCGCATGATCAGTTGCAGGGTGGTTTCGTCCACGGCCAGGGTCTTGATTTCGCTCCGAGGATAAAGGATTTTCAGATCATCCTCAGTGGCCGGTTCAGGCGGGATGTCCTTTTCAATATGATCCTGCCAGAACGCACGAACTTTAGCGGTCATCATTCGGATGAATTCACGGTCAGGTTGGATAGGAATCAACTCGGGTTGCCCAAAACCCTGGTAGGTATCGGCAGGCATGACTCCGATCGCCGCCCACTTGTAGCCGGTGATGGCGAGTTGGCATTGGACCTGGATCCAGTGATGCACAAAAGTGGGGTTCAGTTCTTCGCTCTGGATATTCCAGCGCCGCAGGTTTTCGAGTGAGGTAGTTTTGATTTCGAGGACGGCTGTTCCGTTCGGCTGGCCGACGATGACGCGGTCGAGGTTGCACCGCCAGAATGGCAGGGTGGGATGTATTCTGATCTTGTTGTCCCGCTGGATCTTGAGGTTGAACATATCACCGATCCAATCGGCGATCATCTGCTCGGCCCTCAAACCGGCTTCCGCTCTTGCTCCTGCTGGCTCTGGCTCCTTTAGCCCTTTCTTTTCGCGATAAACATCCAGCGGGGTCCGGTAGTGGTCCAACCCGAGGACAGCCGCCGTTTCAGACGCGCCAAGATAGCTTTGACGCTGGGCAAGCCATTCCTCGGTTGACATCTCATTCTTATTGACGTAAGCCATATTGCACCTCCATTTGATCGCTCACAGACGTTATGCGGCAGAACGCCCAAATCCCGTCCAACATTGTCAGGAATTGAATCACAGTTAAGCGCCACATGACGGTTCTCCTTTGTGATTTGAATTTGCCCAAGCCCCACAGCGGTCTGATAAGTAGCAATGCTCTCCATGCAGACAGCGGGGCCACTCTCTTTTCGGAATCATGCAAGGCCAGTGCCCAGGGTGTGACTGATTTGCCGTATTGAGCTTCTCCTGCATTTGTTCAAGTAAAAAGCGTTGGCGGAAAAGGTCGCTGATGTAGCCATCGCTCAGGCCGACATCCTTCGCGATATACTTGTGCGTATAGCCCTCTTTTTTAAGCATCAGCATCCGATTGGCAATTGCCGATGTGACTTTTCTATGCTTCATACCGCCCTCGTTTGACCCTTAACCGGCTCGTCGGATATCTCCGGCCAGCTTATTCTACGCCCCTCCTCGTCATAGTCAATTTCGCATTGCCGGCAGGTCCAGGTTTCCTTTAACAGCGGATGTTGTTCAAGCTCCCTGCTGCAATGCTCGCACGTCAGCGCATCTTCTCGCACGTCTCTCACCTCCCATTTCCTCCATAAGGATGAATTGTTTTAGCACCTCTTGCTTCGGAATCCGCACTTCCCACTCCCTGATGCTTTCCCGTATTTTGGGACCGGCCTTTCTGAACTTGCCGGATCCCCTAATAAATATTGGCCGGATTAAGCCGGCATCAATTCGCCTGTCAATGGTCCTGGTGCTCCATGAAAGGAATTGAGCCGCTTCATCTTTAGTCACCAGATCTCGTTTGCCGAACATCCGGTGCCAAGCCTCCACCAATACATCCCAGTCATTCATCATTCGCCCTCTCCCGGATCCGGCAGCCCGATGCAGATAAATGGATTGCCATGCCATTCCCGCAGGTACTGCCCATAGGCTTGCGGATCCCGTTTGTACAGTTGGTGTTCCAGACTGATCAGCTCCGCCCGCGTCAGCGGCGTGCGTGGGGTGATGCTGATCTTTGAATAGAATTCTCCAGCGGTCATGTTGGTCTCCTCGGCGATCACCGACAGTTTGCCGAGTTTGTTGAGCTGGATCAACTTTTCAAAATAAAGGCGCAGGAGCTGTTGGTTTTCGCGCCACATCCTTCCAGCCTCCTCCGAGTTTGGTTTCATCAGGACCTCCCAGTATTGTAATTGCGAATTTCAGTTTTGTAAAATTTACAAACGGTAATTCTTGACCTCGGGTGAAATATTTTGTATATTAAAAAAGGCCGTGAAAAAGCAAAAAGCCCTATGGGATTTCGCTTTCTCATTGGTCGTGTGATCCGGCCCGACTTGCTTGGTCGGCTGGCGGGCCGGATTTTTTTTATTTTCTTAGGGGGTGTTTAGAGTCCTGTTTTCAATTCCTTGTAAAGCGTGTCCGGTTGCTGGTTCAGGATTTCGCACAGTTTAAAGAAACGGTCGAGATTGAGCCTGCGTTTTCCGCTCAAGACCATGGAGAGAAAACCTGCGCTGACTTCAAGCCTCGCGGCCATCTGGGACAGGGTGTAGCCCTGGCTGTAAATGATGTTTTTTATGCTTGCGTGGCTCATAATAACGTTTTTGTTACTCGTGGTCTATTGTATTTGATTGAATATACCTTTTACTGCTAGTATTGTCAAGTATTTTTTTAATTTATTTTGACACTTGTGATCTGGGAGAACTATGAAATTCTGGGACAACGTCAATCTTCTTATTAAACTGGGACATACATCAAGGCAGGAAATCTGCACGCACCTGGGCATCACCCTGGGGCATCTCTCCCTGCTGATTAACGGTAAACGCAACACCAGCAGCGCCAAACTCGACAAGGTGGCCGGCCTGGTTGGCTATTCCATCTCCGACTTGATGCGGGATGATTTCCTGGTCCTGATCAAGGACCGTTTTTCGGCCGATCTTCTGCATGAAAACATTTCATTGTCCCAGGAGGTCAAATTCACCGAAAAGGACCTGGAGATCTTCAAGGCACTGAACGTCGATCCACGCGAGGCACAGAAATTGCATCGTATTTTCCTTTTAAAGGCCTTCCCTCCGTCCAGGAAATCTTTTAAGACGTTTGTTCTTAATAATCAGATTGGCACTATAGTTACGCATCACGGAGGTGACAACGTGTTCGCATTCCAGATGCCCGATGGAACGCTCGAACCACTATGCCCTCAAGGTAGCATTCTTGTTTTTGACGCTGATGAGAAAATTGAAGCCGGAAATGTAGCGGGAATGATTGTGGCGGGGCGGGTTTTGGTGCGGAAAGTATATATCCAGAATAAGCACATCATTTTGCAAAGCACCTCAGGCGAGGAGCCGCCGCAGCTGGTGGGCAAGGAAAGCCTTATCAACTGCTTCCGGGCGGTGGAGTGCATAAAGAAATTATAATACTTCGTGCGTATTGATTTGCGCAGGATGAGAATGTAATTGTAGCTACAAAACTATAACTTCACATCCAAGATTCCTATATTATTCCGTTACATAATGTAGCTTTTTTCTAATCGCTGAAAAGACGTTAAAGACCGAGAATCTGCAATGGCCTATCTCACTGCAAGCGAAATAGAACATAGATATTGTGAAACAATGGGTTTGAATCTTGGACCAGTATTTTACTCACTTTTTAATGAACTTGCCTGGCTTAACATTAAATGGAGGCAATACACGCAATTATTTTCGACAAGCTCCAGTCGTCTCGAACTCATTAACAGCACTGCAAGCTTTTTCTTCTATATGGTCGAAATTGTAGTTTGGGAAGATGTGCTTCTTCATATCGCAAAACTAACTGATAAGGAAAAATCCTGCGGGCATGATAATCTATCCATCTGCCACCTTCATAAATTGTTAGATGATGCAGAACTCACTGCTAAAACCATTAAATTAATTGACATAGCACGTGACAAATCTGCTTTTGCACGAGATTGGAGGAATCGTAAAATTGCACACTTTGATCTTAAACTTATGACAACCGAACAATCTGCAATACCTCTGGAACCAGCGGGACGCAACAATATTGATAAAGCATTGGACGCTATCGCTGCTGTACTTAACACCATCGAACTGCATTATTGCAAATGCACAACTGGATTCGACTTTCACTTCAAAAAAGGAGATGCAGAAAGTTTATTATTTATACTACGGGATGGATTAGAAGCGCAGACAACTCGTCTTAGACGCCTTAATGACGGCAAGCCCATAGAGTCTGATCTAGATAATCGAGGAATATAGGGCGCAATATAGTGAGCAAAAAATAGATTCCACACATTAAGAATATAATTCACGATCAGTCAATATTCTGGATTGTAAATGACTATATAGGGTGTTAGCATTTTGGCCCACATCCGCAAAATTAAACTGAAATCCGGAACAGCATTTCAGATTCAGTGTTACAAAAATGGAAAGCGTTTTACCCACTACCTAGGCCCAGAGCACTCCTATGCTGATGCAAGGCAGATAGCGAGAGAGCTTGATGCGGCATCAAATCCACCTCCAATTACTTTCTCCACCTTGACTCTAAATTTGTTCACCGAGGTCTATGCCCAAAAGCGGCAGATGGAGATCGATCTCCGCCGAAATCTGTTCGCACTTAAATCATTCAAGGAGTACATTGATCCTGAAACTCCCATATCGCAGATCGACCACAATGTTGTCCAGAAGTATCGCGATTGGCTCCTGGAAAAAAGGCTCACAACCGCAACGCAACGAGGGGATCTTGATCAAGATCAAATCCAAAAGATTCGAAGAGGTGTCAATAAAGAGCTCATCAATTTAAGGGTGATCTTTAATTGGGCGAGGAAAAAGGAATTCATCTCTCATGAAGTTTTCGAAAAAGTGGACTTTCTTCCCGCTTCTCCCAGCAAAGAGCAAGCGCTCAATCGCAAGGAATTGGAGGCATACTATGAAGCCTTGCCGAAAACCAGGATCCGGCTTGTATTTCAGGTTTTCAGATATACCGGCATGAGGCGCTCTGAGGTGGTCCAGATCAAACGTAGTGACATCGATTTTGAGGGAAAGCTGATGCGAATCCCCAAGACGAAAAACCGCGAATTGAATGTTGCTTTTCCACTTCACCCAGAACTCGAACAAATCTTAATTCAATGGCATGTCCCGGAAATGGCGCCGGAGGAAAGGATTGCACCCTATCATGTCGATGCCATTTCAAGGATGTTCAGGCGGGCGCTTAAAAAGGCAGGATTGGAAGGAAAGAGTTCACCGGTTCACATCATGCGCCATACGTATGTGACAAGAATTCTGAAAGAGACAAAAAACCTGTTTCTTGCCCAGAAGGCGGCGCGTCATCAAAGTGTGAACACGACGAAACGATACGAGCATGTAGACCTTGACGATGTAAGCCAGGATTTGGCTGATATAAATTTCTGACTTGACCTAATTGCTCCATAGGAGAAATAAGTGCTTCCCTGCAGCCGTGAATTTGAGACAATATTTTATGTGATTTTTATGTGATGATTGACAAAAAGTGGCTAAAATAGCCTGTTTTTGCAAACAAAAAGGCCAGTTAGAATTTGATCTAACTGGCCTTTTTATTATACTTATGGGTAGCGGCGGAGGGATTTGAACCCCCGACCTATGGATTATGATTCCACTGCTCTACCAGCTGAGCTACACCGCCATGTTTCAAGTCAAATAATATACAAAAATCAGGAATCCAAATCAA